CTACCCAAATTCCTTCTTGTAATATTTCAGGAATTTTTTCAATCATTTCATAGTGCCAGGTTGTTTGTCTATTTTTTGTGCTTTTGCTATTGCTTGTGTGATCTGTCTTAAAATGTTTTACCGATCTCTTTGTTATAATGATTTTTCGTCCAGATGCTTTATTAATATAGGGGATGTATTCCCCCTTTGCATTTTTAGTGGAAACAATTTTTTCCTCAATATCCCCAGGTAATTTTTGGTTTCTTAGATTTTTCCAATCCATTCCTTTATATTTTTCTTTTACGGTAATAACCGGGATTGTCTTGTCTAAATCTACCATAATGTTTGTAATTGGTTGAGCATAGCCCTTTTCTTTTAATCCTCCACCAATATTCACCGCATGTTCCGCCATAAAATCCTTGGCCGTATAGGCTGTATCGCCGTATTCGTTGCGGATTCTTGCCCAGCTTTCGGCCATACGTGCGTAAATGAAGGCGTTTTCATTGGCGGCTAATTTGGATTTATCGCTACCGTCTTGAAGTTTGTTTAATACTTCGTTATATACTTCATAGCCTTCTTTGGTAAGGGATTGTTTTACGGCATAATCACTTTTGGCCAACTCTTCGAATTTACCCTTTAAGCCTTGCAATGCCTCGTATTTTGCCTTTAAGGAATTTGCGTTTTGTGCAAATTCGTCTGCTGTTTCAGGAGCCAGGGTTTGTAATTCTTTCATCTGGTCTTCGTACGCAATATCGAGCATTTCTTCTCTTGTAGCTTTACGGCCGAGTTTCTTGTACATATCTTGGTACCAGTAGTCATTATTCGAGACTCTAATTCCACGGCCCGTTTGGCGGCTTTCTTCGTCGGCGTACATAATACCAACGCCCTGCGGCTTGTAATTCCAGTAAGCGTCAAAACCTAATGCGTCTTCATATTCTTTTCTTGCGTCCGTTAAGGCTTCTTTATAGCTCTTATTTAAGTCGTACGGATTTTTATAGATGACGCTTTCGGCTGCCGTTCTTGTTATATCGTCCGCATCACTAAAATGTTCTTCCATGAGTTCTTTGGAAAGAACATCTTTTTTATTTTGTGCTAAATTTGCGAGTTCTTCACGGATCGCTTCCACTCGTTTTGCTTTTTCTTCAAGGGCTGCGCGATGAACACCGTTTTTTGCCATGGTCGTTGCCCGCATCAGGGTATCGGTATCCACGGACTCATCAGCAAGCTGCGCAAATGTTCCAGTAGGAATTACGATATCTGCACCGGTTGAAATGGATTTATCCACTTGTTCACCGGTGATAATCCCGCGGTTTACCATATCGTTTAAAACGTCTACGCCTTTATCCGTCTTAGAAAGCTCTTGCGCGTCTACGTACATATTCTGTACACCGGCAAGACGAGCCTGTTCTTGTACGACGTTCTTATATACTTCCGGGTTTTTTTGTGCGGTTTTGTTTTTAGCTTTATTAGCCATTAACGCTTCAACGGTCTGTTGTTCGACAGTTCTTCTGTATTCTTGCTTCCAGTCTTCGTTTTTTATAGCCGCAATAGCTCTCATGCCACGGTAATTTCCTACGCCGTGAGTTATAGCGCCCGTAGCCCCCATGCCTACTACTGCCGGGACGGCCTGTACCATAGCGTCTACTGCGTTTCCTATAATTTCCGTTGTTGTATGTGGCGCGCCCTTCTTGTACAAATAATATTCAGCATTATCCATGAGGTCTTCGGAGGCTTGCTGCGCGCCTTCTTCTGCAAGTTCTGCGGCCGTACTTCTTCCGAATTGCTTCATGGCTGCTTGTGCGGAGAGTTTGGCGATGCTTTCTTTTCCCGCATCAATAATAGCCATTCTGGCTGCGGCGTTATTTAATATGCTTTTGGCTGCTTGTCCGCCCCAGGCTTTTGTTATGGGCTTATATCCTACTTCCATAAGGCCTAGTTCAATAGCCCCGTTTACCACGCCTGTTATAGTTGAGTCTACTAAGGCGTGGTTTCTGCTATATTCACCTTTGCGGTTATTCATCAGTTCCCAATATCTTGCCGCTGCGCTTTGCTGTTCGAATTGTTCAAACATACCTACGCGCATACCGTAAGCGGCCCCTGTCGTAGCCCCAGCCATTAAAATAACCGGTGCTGCGGGCGCCCCGATTCCTGTTGCAGCTGCTCCTCCTGCCGCTGCGGCCGAGGTCGCCATGCCTAATGCGGCCCCTTGCGCTGCTCTTTTTGTTGCCCGTACAGCTTGTGTCCCCATAATGGTGAGTTGCTGAATTGTATCGTATAAGACTTTTTGGCTTGCTGTGGGTTCTTTATAAGCTTGTAATTCTGCCGTTAATCTATCTACTTCGGGCCTAACGGAGTCTATATCTTCACCTTTATAAGCTCTATATTGTGCATCTGAAAGCTTAACCATGTCCGAGCCGGAATTAAAGGCGTCTTTAGCAAGGTCAAATATCCCTCTCGTGTCTTTTATGTCTCCATATTCTTTAAGCGCGATGGCGGCTCCTACAGGATCTTTCTTTCTAAGGGCTTGAATTTCAGGATACATGGCGTCCAGGGCTTCAGCTGAAAAGGCGCTGCCGCCCATAAAGCGTGCGTTTAAACGCTGATTGTACAGCTTTTCTGCCTGTTCATAAGCCGCTTCGTTATCCATTAAAAACTGCGGTGAAACGCCTATAAATTGCGCGTATACTTTGGCGTTATGCATACCTTCGGCATTTCCGTTAAAGATATTACGATATACATCCATGGCTGAATCTTTGATTTCATCGATAAAATTCGGTTTTTGGGAAGGCGGTGCTGTTGCTCCGGCAAAGTCCTCTGCTGACGGATTTCTATAATCTGACGTCGGTCTAAAATTCATTGTGCCGCTAGCAAGTATGGCATCGGCCTCTTTCCATCGTTTTGCCTGGTCTGTGTCGTATTCTACCTGGCCTTCTTGTATTGCCGTTTCTGAATCTTTAAATCCTAGCACATCATTACTGGGTGTTTCGCCTGTAGGATTTTCAGGATTAATTTTAAAGTTGTTAAAATTGTATTCTGCCATTATTTCACGTCCTTATTTATATTGCCCGCTTTTAATATAGTGTTCTGTAGTTTCTCCGTTTAACAACTGTTGATAGTAAATATCGTGTACCGTGCTTTCGGTTCCGTCGGTCCAATAAATCTTCCAGTACGTTTCGCCGTCATCGCCTGTTTCTGAATATGCCTCTTTGATTCCGGCCGATAATTGGTCTGCTCTTGTTCTTCCGTAAGACTCATCTCTTGATGTTACGAGCGTTATAGCGTACGCATACATTTCGTCTTGAGTCGGTTCTCTGCCTTGTTGTGATTCAAATTCTGCTGCCCATCCTGCAACGGACCGTTGAATTACTTCTGCGTTGTTAATAAAAGTATCTTTGTCTATTCCGGATCTTCTTGCTAGATTATCCATATTAATGGTGAATTCAGGCTTAAATTCGCCGGTACCGTTTGTGTAATCATCAAAGGCTTTGGACATGCTGTTTTGTTCATTTATCGACAGTGAAATTCCGTTTGTATTGCAATAGTTTATAAATTCGCTAAAGCTATTAAACTGGCGCCCGATCATTGATTTAAACTGTGTTAATCTTCCGCCTTGTCCTCCACCGCTTCCGCCGGATCCGCCGCTTCCGCCTCCTGTCGTTCTAGGCACTGCGACGTATGTTCCTATCGCTCCCTTTAAGGCTGCATATACTTTGGGATTTCCCTTGCCGTATTTTTCGGCTATGGCTATACCCCCCTCGTAGGTGAATGTTCCATTTTCGTGGGCCAATTGCATTTCTTGAAGACCTGCCCTTACCAGTCCGTCGTTTGCAATTTCTTCATTTCTTGTTGCTTGGGCTTGGTAGGCGTCTGCGATTTTTAACATGTGTTGTGCTTCTTCTTCTGAATATTTAACACGTGTTCTTGTTGTTTTGGCGTTTTCGGCTTCTTGGGGGATTATGATTTGTGTCGGTTTTAGGTGCTGCGGATCAAAATCTGCGTTACTTGCTTCTGCCACGCCACCTTCGCCGTTATTGGCGCTAGACATATTGCCTACTACTTTTCCGCCTTCTTCTGCGATCATGACGTGAGTTTGGGTGTCGCCCCCTATATCGTCGTATACAATAATTGAACCCGGTTTTACTTTTGACGGGTCGTAAGGAATTACCGACATACCAGCTTCTTTGGCTCTATTAACCAGAACGTCTACATTTACTACATTGTCATCGTGGAACTTTTTTAATGTAGGTGAATATGCGGCACCGATACTGCATACCGCTTCCACACACGCCGCTTTGCCGTTTGCAAGTGGAGCGTTTCCCGTCCACTGGACGCCTTGGTTTATAGCATTTTGGATATTTGAACCGCTAGCTTTAATTTTTTCTTTGGCGGCGTGTGCTTTTGCTAATCTGTCGTTTACAGAGGCGTTCCCCGGCGGTGCGTCATCCCATGTATAAAAATTGTTATCAAGATAAAAACCGTCTTTTTTATCAAGCCATGCCTTGCCGGCGGCCGGTCCGAAATTCCACGCGATAATAAGTGCATCTTCGTTGTCCGAGCCTATCCATTCGGCTAACGTCTTTTTGTATTGAGCCGCTACTTTATCTTGTGCTTCCGGCGACCTGTCGTTCGGGTCTATACCTATTTTTTGCGCTTCTTCGGCGTAGGTGCTAGGTGAAAATTGGTATCTTCCGAAATGTCCGGAGTCGTTGACTAAGTTATAGTCGTTATTATCGGTTTCTACGGCAGCAATCATTTCAAGGGTTGTATCACCTGTTTTGCCACCGCCACCTTCTTCTACGGTGTATGTCATCTTCGAGCGTATATATTCTTCGCGCTTTTTAGGATCGTTCGGATATAGTTTCCATGCTTCCTTTGCAATGTCCGTCATATCGTGTTCGCGCTTTCGTACGTTTAGTTCTGTTCTTAACTTGGTGATGTCCGCATCATAAACAAATGGAGATACCTTATCGATGAGGCTATACGCATCTTCATAGTCTGATTCGTCGCCGCTTTTGATTTTGTTGTAAACCCATTGCTGCGTAAATGTTGTTGCGGCTTTTTTTGTCATTTCATCCAATTTTTCGTCGCCATATATGTTTTTATATTGGCTATACACGATTCCTCTTATTTGGGTAAGTGATGAATAGGCGTTTTCTAATGTATTAGTTTCCATTGCGGTGTCTGTGACGTCTGCAACAGCTCTTGCTACACTTTCATTTCTATGGGCTGTGGTTTTTTCGTATTGGTCTTGCATAACGGCGCCTGTTTTGGTGATGTTATTTTCGTCTGCCATGGCGTTAAAAGCCCTATGTGCCTTTTCGTAATTGGGAAGATTTGCGATTGTTTCTCTTCTTATTTTCGCCTCGCCTTCTTGGTATTGCTTTAAGATGTCTAAGGCATTCGTATCTTGCTTGTGTAATAGGCCACTATCCGGATCGTTTAATAAGTCATTTATACGCTTTTTATATTCATTTGTGGCGTCAAGGACCTTCATACTTATTTGGTCGTCTTTATATGCCTGTATTTGTCCTTGTAAAGCTCCTATGGCCTTTCCCATTAATTGGTTTCCGGTTGTGTTGCCGCCGAATGCTTCTACGTTATTCGTGGCCTGTACATTGGCGTTTTCTGTGTTAGGGTCTACGGCCCTGTTGTATGCTTTTATTTCCATTTTTACCCTCTAAAATTCTTGGAGCCGAACGGATTGGGGCTAAATAATCCTTTTTCTTTTCCCCTGTACTGCGATTTTCCGAGTAGGTCAGGCGTGTAACTAAAGACTCCGCCTACATTGTCTTTTTTGGCCGAGGCGTACTCATGTTTAATTCCGTACATGCTTGATGCTGTTGAAAGAAGAGTGGCTATGCCGGCTAACTTTCCCTGTGCCTTGGCGTTTTCTGCCGAGGCCTTATATCCTGCGGCTTGGTTTTCGTAATTATATTGGTTGAATAATTCCGAGCGTTCATCGTTGCGTTGGTTTTGTAGCAATTGGTTGCTGTCATCTTGGTATGTTCCGTACGATGAGATGAGAATATCTAAAGGGCTGCCCGTAAGCGTCATGTTTGACGAACCGGCTTGGGCTGCTGTTTGTCCTGCCATTAACCGCATCCTGTCGTCAAGTTTTCTCTGGTCGTTTGCGTATTTATCGGCGATTTGGTCTTGCCGGAGTTCACTTATTTTAGCGTTTTGTTCTGCCGCAAGGGCTTGCTGCTGATACATAGCCGCCTTAGCCTTCGCCTCTTGTTTTACCTGTTTGTACTGCATGATGCCTTGAGCTAATTGTGCCGCCATCATGACCGGTACTCCACACATTATTTATTCCCCCTTATTACGAATTGTTGCCATGTTATGTCATTTTCATTAAACGGCGTACCAAAAACGGCGCCGGCTTTTTTTAGCCAACGCCGCGATTCATTGTTATTTACGCTTATGTAATTCGTTATAGGCCCGTATTCCTTGATGAATCTGCCGATTTCATCGAGCCCCATAGCGATTAATTCTTTTTTGTAGTTTTTAATTCCCTTTGTTCCTACCATCCACACGGCATGGAGTCCGTCTATCGGATATTTTACGATCCCGTATATGGCAATAGGTTCTCCCTTTTCGCCGAACACCAGGAAGTTATCGCAAAATGCATGCATGGCGCATGTTATCACGGATGTATAAGCCCCTTGTAGTTCTTTTTTATCAATCGGCCGCAAATGTTCTTCTATGTACTTTACGGCCTGGAGGTGCCTTTTATCTTTTTTATTGAATTTCTCCGTTGTAACTTTTGACAATACCGCCATCAATGCTTACCTCTCTTATGATTGCGTTTAATTCAAACGGGAACGGTTCATCGTGCTTGATGCAAATGTGGTTCCTGGTATTACTACCGATGTTTGCTACGGGCATTTGTTGCACGATATCGCCTGTTTCTAACGTCTCATAATCTTCATATCGTAATTCGTCCATATCCTTATCTTTAAACGTATATCCGATATGGCCACCGTAGGATTTTTCGACTCTTAGTACGACGGTATTAATCTTTGAGATCCGAGCTTGCATGGTACCTTCTTTTAATCCGATGTCAGGGCCCGGCTGCTTAACTCTTGTTTCATAGGCAAGGCCTATTGTGATATCTGAAAACGACTGGCCAAAGGCCACTAAGCCATTTTCAGGTACTACCGCATCTTGCAGTCTTGTTCCGTCCACTAAGACTTGTACGGTTTTTCCTGCAAGGTGCGGTGCGTCTATACTGCTGCCGCTTCCTGTTATGTACGAATCCATGTATACGGCTGCTTCTATATCGGGATTAAACCGTTCTATATAGATTTTTCCGTCTCTTTCTACCGTTACGTATAATATGTCGCTTGCGCCGTTTGGAATGGATGTTACCTTTTTATATTTGCCGTCCGTTGTGTGATGCGACCAGGCGAATACATTTTGTTCTTTGATGAAGGCTAATGAAAGCAGTACTCCGTCGTCACGAACATAATACAAAGTGCTATTGGGTTCTTGGATATAGGCGGATGATGCTAACTTATGACCTTCTGTTAAATGCGTGGCCAAGAGCGTTAAGTCATCGCCGTTGTAGTTATCCGCATCATACTGATAGCCGAGGTCTCTTACGGTCTTTCCACTTCTTTGCACGTGTACGATACGATTTCCGATGTGCTGCGGAGGACACGTATTGGATCCCCTCATGGTTTGCGGTCTGGGATTAATTTTAGCCGGCGTGATAACGCTTGAGCCTTCTATAATCCATTCGTTCCCTGTCGTTAATATGACAAGGTCTTTGGCGGGTATCAGGTGTAAAATTTCAAAACCGTTACGGGTAATAAGGTCTGCTTTAATTGCCGAGTCGTCGGTTACGCCACCGTCTACTTTTTCGATGCCAAAGTTCGGATAATCCCCTGTCCTACTCATCCATATAGAGTAGGGCTCTTTTTTTGTCGCGGCCAGTACTAATCTATCTTGGAAAAAGCATGCCATTTTTGGGTATCCGTTATCGTCGTTCCAGCTACTTAGTGCGTATACCTGGGTTTTGTCGGTGTTTGCAAAGTCTGTAATAACCGATGCTTTAACTTCCGTCGGTGAAACGACTTCTGTAATTTTAGCTGTGCCGTCGTTTGAGTAAGGATTTCTTGAAAAGTCTACGGTAAGTTTACCGCTTTCGTTATCTGCGTCTGTTACGGCTACCGCTTTCATCCATGTAGGCGTTGTTACGGTGCCGGATTCAGTGAAGTTTTGGTCGTTATTTGATTTGTAACTTCTGTATTCTTGCCAGGTTTTATTATCATCTGAATGAAAAACCGTGACTTTACCTTTCCATGTACCGTGAGTTGTAATCTTCCAGGCCTTTCCTACTCGTATAGACTTAGTTTCTTCTGTAATTGAAGAGGCTTGTATTTCGATTCGTTCCGATTGGTTTTCGGCTTGCTGGGTTAATTTTATATGACTATTTACCATGCCGGGTGTGAACGTGTCTTTTGTGGCCGTAATGGTGACGTCGTTTCCCGATGTAGTCGAGGGCTTTAATTCATTATTTCCGGTGAAGGTGATTCTGACGTATCCGTTTTGGCCGTCTTTCCCGTCTGTTATTTGCGTTGGGTTGTGCGTGACGTCTTCGCAGTTTCCAGGGGCCCCGCCCTTAGCGGTCCCGTGGTAGTTTTCTGTTTGTAGGTCTTCACTTTGGTTTATTTTTTTTTGTGCCTTGCCGCCACCCCCGCCTTTGGCGGTTTTTCCGTTAAACGAGCTTTCTTCCCCATTCGTTCCGTTTTCCGATTTTAATATATCCTCGTCTGTTTTTCTTTCCTGATATACCGATTTTCCGCCTTTTCCAGCTTTTCCTACTGTTATGTTGTATATTTCTCCCTGTGTTAATATATGTGTTATTTTTTTTGTTTCCCCGTCTCCGCCAGGTCCTCCAAAATAAGCCCGGTATAATTTTTGATGGTGTCTCCCTTTGTATTGTTCAGTGGTTGTTCCAGCTCCACCACCGCCAGCTCCTGTAATTTCTATATCATATCTACCTGTAAGCTGCGGCGTAAACGTGTATGTTCCGGGTGTTGTGAACGAGGTTTCTTTATTTACTGCCTGTACAGCCGAGTCGTAATAAGGTTCTGTAATTTCATACTCTTTAAACATCCAGCCTGTAGCCGTTCTTTGAAGGCATTGAATCGGATAATCGCCGGAGCAAATGAACATGGTGTCGGCCGATTGGGTAAATTGTAAGTTATCCACATTATCATACGGTGTGGATAACTCTGTGCCGGTGTATTTTCCGTCTTCCCAGATGCGTATATACTGATAACCTACCTCCAGGAGATAGGCATCGTCTATTCCGGCATTAAAGGCGACAAGGGCTGTCGGCTTATCGTCGTATTTAACCTGTCCGATGAATTCCGAGCCTTGTCTACGATAACACCCGCCGAACGGACGGATGACTAGGTTTTGAGCTGTTAGAAGGGCTGATTTATATTTATCTAAATCCACACGGTTTGCGACGTACGGAGATATTTCGCCGGCTGCAAATGACGGCTGTATGAGATATATGTTCATCGTACCCTCCGAGTGTTGGCGTAATTACTATGATATACCGCATCCCTTTGGCCTTCTCTTGCGTCGTTTAATTGGGCATCGTGAATAATAGCCTGGAATAATTGGTATTGTATTTGGTAGGCTTGGGGATTTCCGGTAAGACGCATGGCCATGTTGGCCGCGAGTAGTCTCGTAAAGGCGCTTACAAAGAGAGTATCCATGACCTGTACGTCTTTTTCGTTTACCGTGTAGTCAGTGTATGCGTCTTGTAAATTACAAGCAATGGCTTTAGTAGCCGTATCTATGTTTACGACAACGTACGGAATGTGTTCTTGTACGTTTATCTGTTTGTTTCGAATGTTGTTTATTTTTAAGCAGTTTTTCGGATACGCGTAACAAAAATCATATCCAGGTATTTCTTTATCAAGAAGGGCTAACTTTTCTATTCTATGAGCAAAGCTCCACGGATACGCCCGGAGTACCGTTTCTCTTGTTTGGTTAAAGTAGAGCTTACAAGCCCTTGCGTTTTCTTCCTTGTCGTCCATCGAGGTAATGGTGCCTTTTCCTAAATTGGAAAGCGCCATGTTGCAAATATCCGTGTCTGTCATGTTTTCTCCTTTTTTAATAAAGTTGGGGACGGTGTTACCCGTCCCCTCTTCTTTATAACTTGTACTTTTCAACGAGGGCCACAAGTTCCTCTTTAGTTTCTTCGCCGGAGTATTTAATTCCGGCTGCGATTAACTTAGCTCGTAACTCGTTTGCGTGTAACTGATTTAAACTTCTTCCTTTATGGCAATCCTTAAAAGGGATTCCCGGCTTATCGTACGTCTGCATCCATTACAAGTGACGCCGAAATGGTGCCTGCCGATTGAGCTGCGGCGGACGCCCATTTAAGGCGGAGATAGCCGAGGTCGCCGTAAGGCACCTTTACGGCTAAGGTTTTACCTTTTTCAGCCGTGTAGGTGCCTAGAGTTTTAGCTCCTGTCATCTTATCGTTATCTGCTGTTTCAAGCGTTACCGTGCAATCTGCCGAGGCTCCGGGTAATTTAACAACAAGAGTTAAGGGGCTTCCTGCGTCACCTTTACCTGTTTTAATGATTTCGCCTGTTCCGGCCTGGCCGGATAATTTTACGTTCCAGAAGAACGTATTTTCTGCATCGTATATCATAGTTTCTCCTTTTCTAGGCGATGACGGGTTCAGTTTCCGTCAGTGCGTCGTTTTTCTTAACAATAAGTCCCGATACGTAAAGCGTCGGAATGCCTTGGGCTAATTCCTGGCGGGTTACGTATACGTTGTCTTTGTCTGATAAGTGAAGTTCAAGCATCGTATACGCCATAGGTGATACGTACAGGATCGGACGTTTCGGGCTTACGATTTTGTTCTTTGCAACAATAATGCGTTCTGCAAAGGCTTTACGGGCTTCGGAGGTCGTGTCTTCGGCAGCGGCCTTGCAGTCGATGTTACGAACGGCTGCAACTTTGCGGATGTTCTTAACGGCAAGACCCGCATCCCAATCGAACAGCGTTGCAAGGGCCCGGTATTTACCGCCATTTGCATCGATGGCGTCGATTTCTCCGAGGTCTTGGATATCAAGGCCTGCTTTCGATCCTTTCGGGTAAATGCCTACAACGGCGTCTTCGCCCCAATCGACAATGTATGCGGAGGTTTGTTTATTCGCCGTTTTGCCACCGGCATTTACGACTTGATAGCCTTCTTCTCCGAGGTCGCCTTTAAACGTGTTGTAGCGAATGCCGAGGCCGTTAAACTGGTCCGGGTTTGCGTCCGTATCACCGTAGAACATGTATTTTGCAAGATCGTCCGTAAAGCCTTGGATATAAGCTTTGTCTTCAGACATGCGGAAAGCTTGTTTATCCGGTGCAAGCTTTACGAGTTTTACATCGACTTCACTGCGCGCTTCCATAAGGCAGCACGTGTCGATGATTTGCTTTGTCGTCGATTTTCCGGGTTTTACACCGGCGTTTACGCGGCGGAGTTCCGGATGAGGGTACGACGTGCGAACGGTTGTTTGGTTACCCGTAGGAAGGTTTCCTTCCATCCAAGGAATATCTTCCATAATGGGGTTACTTTGGGCCATGACTTCCATGATCGTGTCGAGTTGGCCTTGCGGATTTAAGCGTTTACGTAAATCCGAGAATGTTAATGCTGTGCTTCCAATCATATTTTTGTTCTCCTTTAATTAATACTTAGAAAAATCCGTATGAGGATACATATCGGTACTGGTTGCGGCGGTACCTGCGCCACCCATTTTGCCAGGGTCTTCGCCGATTAAATCGGCTAAGGCTGCCATGGCTTTTATCATGGCTATATGATTACCGGCCCCCGTTAGGTTTAACATCTGCGTAAAGCCGGGAATCTTTTGTTCAATGTAGTCTCTTGCGGTTGCGGCCTTACCGAGTGTTTCTTGGTATGCTCCGCCTAATTCTTCTTTAGCCGCGTCCCCCCAGGACTTTACTTCGTTTACATATTGTTCCTGGAGATTTTTAGCTACTGCTTCGGCTACACCTTGGGCATACTGAATGCCGTATGTTGCCATGCCGGCTGCCTGTTCTTGGGTTGCGCCCATGCCCTTTAAGAGAGTTGTAAATTCTTCGGTGATTTTTTCGTCCGCTTCTAGGCCCGCTTCTTTTAGTACGGTCGTAAAGTCGTACGATTCGGGTACTTGCGGAGCGGCATTTTCACTGTTACCGCCTAAGGCGGTTTGAGTTTCCTTGCCGATAAATGAGTCGCTACCTTCTTGGTTAGCGCTCGTATCGGTCGTTTCGGTTGTGGTTTTGGTTTCTTCTTGGCTTTCCGGGCCTTCGGCGAATCGTTGCAGGTCAAATTTTAATTTCAATTGGTCCATGTCGTTTTCATCCTTTCAAGTTCAATTCTTTTTTCGGCGTATTCTTCTTCCATTTTGTGAAGCAGTTTCATGCCTTCAAGGCCCATAGATTGAATGAGCCTTACGTATTCAAGGCCCACACGGCGACGCCCTTCATCAAGGAGTGTAGTCTCGTTTGATAGCGGGCTATAAATTCTCGTTGCGTCCAAAAGGCGAGCCATAAAATGTCGTCCTAACGGACTTTCCATAACGTACCGTAAGGCTTCCATGTCTTGGCTTCGTATGGTTTCTTCCATAAGTTGTGCGGTCTTTCGTTCTTTTTCGTGCATACCTTACCTCATTCCTAACCACTCTTGCATAGCCGGATTGCCGTCATTTGCCGCTTCTGTTGCGTTTTTAGCAGCGGCTGCAAGGTCCGGAGCTTGTGCAATGGCTGCTTGTTGCTGGGCCTGTGCTTCAGCTGCGGCTTGGGCTTCTTGACGCTGTTTTTGGATTTCCTGGACTTCTTCATCTGAACGGATCATCGCTGCCGGTACACCCACTTGTGCTAAGTAGTTTGCGACCGCTTCCGTTAGGTTTACCTTATCGAGAACCGTCTGGTCGAACTGTGCAGCCTGTCCAATAAAGCCGATGCCTTGTTCAATAGAGGTTAGGCCGCTCATCTTCTGCGCTTGGGCAAGCGGTGAAATATATTCAATCCTGAACTCTTCACCTACAATGTCTTGCAGCTCTTCGGGGATATCCGGGAAGACGCCGCTTCTATCTAGGATGTTATACACACGCTCTAAGATGCGGTTTAGAAACTCGTATTGAAGGCGTTCTACAACCGGGCCTAACTGTTGCAATTTTTCTTGATTGCGGGCCATGACTTCCTGGGCCGTCATTCTGCCTTTATCTAGTTGGTCCAGCATCAAGAAGAGGTCTGATGAGTACGTTCGCTTTACCCTATCTTCGACTCTTTGGATTTTTCCTTCAAGTTCTCCGATTGCCAGTTGCCCCTGGAAGATAGGACGAATGACTTCGTTTGGATCGTTTATGGCCGTTGTGCCGCCGGGGAAGAGATTGATATTTCCTACTTGCGACGGCGGGACCTGCAAGGGAGGTTTTACGCCCATTTCAATAGCCGTAATGGCGTCAAGCTCCATTTGCTGTAGCATTTTGGCGTCCGGCAAGGCGTTCCAGCCAGGACCTGTCGCGTAGGCTTCCGTTCCTTTTACGGTGTATCGGGCAATAGGCACGGGCCACTCTTCAAAGCCTGTGACTGCCAGGCATTCATCTTCGTTTGAGTCTTCTACCCAGTAGGTAGATGTGAACGGCATCTTTTTGTTGTTTAGCTTGTTTGGGTCGTTATCTTCGTTCTTTTCGACTAGCCAGCATACCGTATGGTAGTTTTGATGACCGCTTCCGTTATCGTATGACTGCTTGACGGTCATCGGGCAATTGTCATACCCAAATTGCTTTACGATTTGGTTTACGGTCATTTTGGCTCTTCTAGCAAAGGTTGAGACTCTTCCTGTTGCGTCACATGCAAGGGCGTATGTTCCAATCGTGTACGGAACAAACGTTACCGTACCGCCCTGCGAAAAAATCCCTAAAGCCGCTTGGCCAAAGGGAAGTTCCGAGTAGCACTGATGAATGGCGTTGTAGAAATTTGAGCCGGATAATACGGATTCTATGATGTCGGCTCTTGTATCTAGGAACCGCTGCACGCCTGTGTCGTCGGCCAGGTCCTTATTTCCGATTCCGAAACGAAACCAACGCCTGGACGGCGGTGTGAGTCCTGATTGAACGCCTGCTGCAAACGTATCACGGGCTTCTTGAATAACGCCTGTAAAGATTTCTTCGTCGTGTATGACGGGCTTTCCTGCCGTGTCGTCGTCGAATAAACCGTCATACGGAAGTTCGTAATCACGGATTAATTTCCATACTCTTTCCCAGGGCCGCCTTGCTTGGAATAAGGCATTAAATCGCTGCACGAGCTTTCTTTTATCTTTGCACGTGTTCAGCCTTACCGTCTTTTTATTTTCCGTCGGGCTTCTAGCGAGTTCTGTTTTTATTTCTTTACGCATGTTTTCTCCTTTATCCCAATGTATTTTTGCCATTGGTCGTTCCCAACGCCGTATCTACAGCCGTGCGCGTACTTTGAAAGCCGCGTTTTTTACGCTGTTTTTCAACGCTATCGACCGTCCCTTGGTCGCCGTTATTTACGGCCTGCACCGTGGGATCCGGTGTTTTAAATTCGGGAGATGAACTACTTCCGCCGAATAATCCTTTCAATCCACACATTGGTATTACCCCCTTTTAAACGGATTGTATTTTGTTTGAGCTGTCTGTTTTTGCCTTTGGCTTTTTAATACCGGTAGCGAAAATGTTAAGGCCAGTGCGTCCGCTTTATTTGGTGATGGTACGCCGCGGGCCTTCATGTGGTCTTTACTTTCTAAGATGATTTCACCTTTTTCGTTGACGGATGCTTCGGGACCTATGAGGTCATCTCTTAAAACGTCGTCATCGGGAAGGACGCCGCCGTTTATAAGCCAATCCTTCATTTTTCCCCAGATTTCAGCCCTTTTATTAGCAAATCCTTTTGTTCCGGACTTTCCCCCGAACGCTACTAACTTCCAGGTTCGTCCCATGGTTACGCCGAACGAATAAAGCCCCGTGCCGTAGCCTTGGTCGATAAAGACCGCATCCGCCTTATATTCGTCTTCAAACCCTGCCAATATGGCCGCCATGGCTCCGTCGTTGTCGTTTTTCTGGTATTCGCCTAAGACCTTGCTGTAAAGGCCTTGGCGCATGATAATTACGAATTGGTCGCTTCCCGTCCATGCCGGGTCTACTCCTATTATGACGGGTGCAAAGCTATATTCGGCCGGCCGGAGTGTTCTTTTTGTCGCCGCTTCCACAATGTCTACTCCGATGTATTGCGCGTCGGATGATGACGGGAATTCGCCGCGTACACGGACCTTGAAAAAGTCCGAATCTTCTCCGTATTGATTTTTCCACTGTTCGATTTGGGCTTTATTAGAGATAGCTACGTCCCTAGAGTCTATCTTTTTTGTGTCCCAATAATTACGGTATTTGGTGAAACAAGCGTGGAACCGTCCTACGTTTCTTGTAGGGTTTCCGTAACAGCACCAGATAATTTCCGTATTCTTATCCGTCAAGGCGCCTTCTGCAACTTCCCAGATGCGATCGTCTATGGCAGAGGCTTCATCAAATATGATAAGAATCCTTCGGCCTTGGTTGTGAAGACCGGCAAATGCTTCGGTGTTTGTGACGGACCAGGGAATGGCGTCAATACGCCATGTGCGTTCATGTTCCGCTTCGATTGAAAATATCGCCGTTGCCGTGTAGGTGAATAGCTCTTTTGCGATAAACTTTCTGTACCACTTGGCAAGCTCCGCCCAGGTTTTGGTTCTTAATTGGGCTTCGGTGTTTGCGGTTACGACGCCTCTTGTGTCCGGATGTGTTGAAATGGCCCATAAGATAACCCATGCAACAAGACAACTTTTCCCTATACCGTGGCCTGATGATACAGTTTGACGAATTACTGTATCCGGAGTTTCCAATCCTTTGGCAATTCTTTCTAGCTGTTCTAATTGCCATTTTTGCGGCTTTTGGCCTTTTAGTTCCGGGTCGTTGTCCCAGTCAAATGCAAAATATACCCAGGCTACCGGATCGTGAGTTAAGCGGCCTAGACAGTCCATAAGCTTGTATGCTTCGTCTTTATTCACTAGCCGCTTCCCCTTTCTTTAATAACGCCTGCTGCAAACGCTCTGACAGGTCCATGTTAGCGTTTATTTCAACGCTTCCGGTTAATTCTGTTTGTTGTTTTTGCTTCCAGTCGTCCGGTGCTAAATTAGTGAGAATAAAGGTTGCGGCCTTGGTTTCCGGCGGCACGAATACAAGTTCATTTTCTATCTTCTTTGTGACTTGTTTTCCTACAACCTTGCCGTCTTTTATGATGTCTATTGTGACGGTCTGTTCTTTTTTAGGCATCTTTTTTTCGATGCCTACAGCCCTTCGGAATAAGGCGTTTTCGACCTGGGCTACGCAGTAGTCTTTTCCAATGGAAAGTGCCTCCGAAAACTCCGGATGTTTTTTTGTCCACTCATAAAGTGTCGATTCGGAAATTCCGATATAGGCGGCAATCTCATCGTTATGCCATCCTTTACGGCATAGACTTTTAATAACTTCCAGGTTTTGGGCCGTGTGAAACTTCTTCCACGTTGTCGAACGACGCCTTATATTAATGTTTTTTCCTCGCGCGTCTTTTACGTGCGTATCTGTGTCTTTGATAAATATCTTCTCGCGGCGAACGGGTTCACCTCGTACCTTGTTTTTTGTCATGGTTTCTCCTACTTAAACGTACGCCGTCTCGTTGAGTGGTAAACGGGCGTATGGTTTATATCCGTTTCGTTTGTTTTTCGCTTCTTTTTCCATTTCGGCTCAAAGCATATGCACCGCTCCGATTCTATCTGTAGGTGCATGTTCACGCATATTTCGCGGTGGTTGTGTTTGCATCGTTGGTTATCGCATCGGATCATGCTACCCTCGCTTTACGGCAACAAAAAAGGAAGGCCTGCAATGTACAACAGGTCTTCCTTGTCTTATTTTTCTAGCTTACATGATATCACAGAGTAACATGTAACTTTTAGTAACCTTTTGATTTTTTTTTAGAATTTGCTCGAAATTTTTTATTGCTCTTCTTTGCGTTCTAAAAATGTTCGGCCATGTTACACCTAGCGCTGTGCAGATATCTTCCCATTTATCTCCGCATAGGTATCTTCGTGATAATATGCTTTGTTCTTTCGGGTTTTCCAGTTGTTCGATGAGAAGGCGCGCTTCTTCGCGGCGTTTTATGAGTTTGTCCCATTTATCAGCCGCTTCTAATTGCATATCCGTAAGTTTTGCGATTTTGTCGGCCATGCCGCCGTGACCGCTTCCTGAAACTTTACTAGCTGTAAGGTCTGTGCCTTTTAAAGTGCAGATATCCTCACGGTACCGTGAGATTCTGGACTCTAAGGTCTTTAGCTTTATGTCTAGCGTTCTGATTGATTGAAGATATTCTTTGGCGTTCATTGCAACACCTTTTTTTACGATTACGACGATCGCCTTTCTACTTGCTGCTGTTATGCGCTCCTTTAGCACGCGATTTAATCGACGCATTTTTATCATTTCGAACGCTAGCGCACCTATAAGTCCGAATGTGACGAATACGCTTATAAGTAGGAATATTCCTCCGGCTGCTGTGACTGCCTCATAATTCATAATTAGTCCTCCAGTAATATATCTTCTTCTCTAGCTCTTAATCGTAGTGGATTTAAATACCGCTCCATTATATGCGCCTGTGCCTGGAGCGCGTCTATCGGAGTTTTTGTGTTTCGGTCTAGTCGTTGACTTTTTCTTGCTATTGCGACTTGTAGCTTTTGATGTCTAATTTTTAGTTGCCAATATTCAGCAAGAAGTCGATCTTTATAGTCATCGCTTGTCATAAGGGTTATGGTGTCTTTTAGATCTCTTATTTTCATGGTTAATCCTCTCTTATTTGCCCGTTTTGGTGGTCTCTTATAGATTTTTGCTTTGCTTGCTCAATTATATTTTTCGCCGGCATGATCATTAATTGTGACCGTCTTACCTGCATCTTTCCCATTTTTGTGAGAGCTTCGTATATCAAATACCCCATTGCGGCGGCCGCTGCGAGATAAGTTAAGCACCATATGATTAGTGCGGCTATTAGTGCGTAGTCCATTTAAACTCCTCCTTGTTTAGTCGTCGAAATTTAATTTGTTCTGGGCTCTGTCGCCGTCTATATACTGGAATATTTCCGTCGTTAATCGTTCGATTACTTCGCTACATTCGGGTGTAAACGGAATTTCATTAGTCGGTGTTCCATGATTTATAACCCTCGGCGGTACTTTTACTTCAACAAATGTTCCGGCATTGGGTATGTAGAATTTTGCTGTTATGGTGACGCTTGTCTCTGCTGTCTTTTCATCGTATGTGTAGGTAAGCTTTTTAGCTATTAGACGATTTTCGCAATAGTCCGGCAATTCTAAAAGCTCGGTAATATAAGGCGAAAGTTCTTTTACCGCTTCAATTAATTCCGGCCTCGGATACTCTGAACATTTTAATTGTAGGGTGTCGCATCCTCCTGTATTTTCGTTGTCTTTTTCGTATGTGATGTTAAATACTTGTCTTCTACCAATTTCGAATTTTCTTATTCTTCTTTCCAGCATAATTTACTCCTCCTTAAGTCCGGCAATTTTTCTATTTGCTGTAAGTACTCGGTGACTTCATCGGCGGTCAAATATCCGATGACGTCGTTTGTTATCGGTGTGCTGTAACAAATATCCCCGTCCTTTAAAACAGCAAGTTCAAACAATCCCCTGTCTCCGCCAAAACTATAGCTAGAGCGAAGTACACTTGCTCCATATCCATTTTTAAATTCATAGTGATATAGCAACTTAGAAAACGACGGGAAGCGTCCGCTTAGATCTTCTATCGGCTCGTAATTTCCGAATTTTATTTTAGTCATATTCCCCTCCTATTCTGGTCGATTTCGACCGGTTCATTCTTTCTTTGCCCCCTTTTCTCCATAAAGACCCTGGAGATATTCACGGCATACCGCTTCCCCTTTGGCTACATCTTGGAAGTGCCGTCTATGATGACAGCTAGGACAAAGCATAATCGCTTTTTCTATTTCGTCTGATTTGTAAATCCCACACGGCTCGTGATGGTGTTTTACGCCGTATTCTATCGGAGCTCCGCACCAAACGCACGTGCCGCCGTCACGCTCGTAAATTTGGTTGTAAAATTCTTTAGCGGCTTTTCCTTTTAATTTCACTCTTTTTACTTTTGCTAAGTTCATCGTGTTTCACCACCCTGTATTTGATTAGCCTACCTTCATAGACTCGTTCGATATTTGCCCAGCAACCTTTGTGGGTTCGTTTGCCATTTATCATTTCCACAAAATGGATTTTTTCGTCAGGCTTAAAGCAGCGTTTGTCGTCATGTACCCAAAGGGTATTTTGTCTTCCGTCTTCGATGGCGGCGTATTCCGCTCGGTTTTTTCTTATTAGATATCTGATCGTCATCGTCACCCGTCCTTATCATCCGGTAGAACATGTACGGAAAGCCAAAGGCGGTGTATCCGTACTGTACCGGTTTTTGTATGTAGTATCCCTTTGGAGCTTTCGGCTCTTTCCAGGTTTTACTTTTTATGATTTCCTTTTTTACTTCCGGCTTTTTTAGATTCCTACTTGCCCGGTAGCGTGATTTTTGGATTGAATCCGCTTCGCAAAAGGTTTCTCTTGTTTCTTTCACGAAATACTCGGCGACGCGCCTTGCATCATCCGGCTTTCCGTCGTAGAAACGAAAGGCCTTGTAAGGGATTTCTCCATGCGGCCATAACTTTTTGTAATCGGTTCGCGATAGCCCGATGTTATTTATTAGTAGGTGATGATGAATGCGATGGCCTTTACATTCCGTCGTTGCGATCCATTTAAGCGACTCACCCAGCTTATGATAGAGTCTTCGGAGCTTACGCAGAAAATTGTCTAACCTATTTTTTGCCTCTTCTTTTTCAGGCTCCGGTTCTTTGTATGTGAGGTCGATTCGAATGTCTTCCTCTTTAAAATTTTCAAGGATTAGGTAGTAGAGATTTTGGATTGAGTTTTTCTCGTTTACTCTCCATTGTTCAGCCGATGTGTTTTTACTGTTCGGGGACCTCGGCATCGTCGGAGCGTTATATCGTGACGTATGATATTTACAGATTTCAATTACAGGTCCTGCTTTTACCGTTTTTTGTACATACATATTTCGACCTCTTGGTTTTTATTTGGTCGTATATTTAATAGACTTAATCTAGCAATAACAGGGCCGAAGCCCTGTTTTTTTCTCGCTATATAATGTATAATATATATAGACCATTTACGGAGCTTGCCGGCTCCGGTCTGCTTTTTACGTTAGACGCCCTTGTGGCGTCTTTTTTTATTGACTTCTTCTATTCGGTTTCTCATGTCTTCTACCAGTTGTTTAGCCCTAGAGTCTTCTTGTTTTATTTTTCGCCTAACTCTATATAGGCACGCCCAAGTTTTACTCCCTTCAAAATACTTACAGTTAGGGCAAACGGTATCGGGAATTAATCCGTCTATCGGGCAGTGGATAAATGACTTACTCATCGGGTGATTAAATCGACCAGGCTTATAGAGGTTATGAGATCCACTAGAACCAATGCGCCTATAAAAATACCGCCACACGTAGCATAGAATTTAATATCTTTATTTTCTTCCTTGAGTCGGCGGTTTTCTGTTAGTAATTCGAAATTATCTTCCAGTAGCCTTTTGTTTAGGGCCTTTGTTCCTTCGAGCTGCCATTTCATGTCTTTAATATTTGATTCTTCTTCATATGCTTTTTTCGTGTTAATCCATTCCGGTAATGTGATTTTCATGATTAACCTCCGCTCGGTAATATTCCGTATACGTCTTCTGAATTAATGGGCCATGCGTGTGTGATTTTTAATCCTTCATCTCTGTTATTTTTCATGTTGTTATCGTAGGCCTTTAGAAGGTAGCGTTTCTTTCGTATGAAATTTTGGCCGGGAATAATACTTATTTCAGGTCCTGCTCCTTCTTTTTCGATCATAAGTCCTATGAATTGGTTATTATTTTTAATAGCGTCTTCAAAAACCTGTATAACTTCTACTTTATTCATTGGTTTTCACCTTTCGCATGAGTTTATTCGGATTGGGGACGGTGATCCTTTTTTAAAAACAACTACCGCTGACGGAAACGGAGCGCTTCCTTTGCCGTCTCCGAATTTAAGGCGGCCTCTTATAAGTCTTATTTCGCTAGCCTTCATGACGTAATCGTGCCACCAGGCGGTATCCGTTCGTGCCGGCAGTAAGCAAACGACCGTCGCCTTTCCTTGCCTTGCCGCTTCTTTTGCCTTTTTTACCCAAATTCCTATTTGTCTTCCGTATGGAGGATTCATCCATATGACGCCCCCCCATTCTTGTTTTAGGGCATCTTCTTCTTTGGTGTAGTATTTAGGGCATTTTGTGTTTTCTTTGCTCGCGCATATATCGAAAGTGAAGTTAAACTCTTTGTTTAGCCTGTTAAAGAGTTCTTGAGGCGTACCCCATTCTTCGCTGTTACTGGTGTACATTCCTTTCGTCATCATTTGCCGGTACTTCCGAATCCACCTTCACCGCGATCGGTTTGGCTTAGTTTATCTACTTCTTCGAACTCTACCGGGATGTTCTTTTCGATAAGGCCCTGCATAAATCGCTCGCCCTTATGAATGTATTTTTTAATTCGTCTTCCGGCTGTGATTTTAAATATTCCCATGACTTCACCCCGGTAACTGCTATCTACGATGCCAACGCAATTGGCTAGGTAAAATTTTGTCTTTGCTCCTTGAGAACTTCTCATGAAGAGTTTCATGTGGTAGCCTTCGGGGATTTCGAATGAAAGCCCTGTTCTTACAAAGGTTGCCGTTGAAAGGTGCATGGATTTTACTGCTGTGTCTTCTATTGCGTAGAAGTCAAAACATGCGTTTCCTTGTGTAATTAAAGGAATTTGCGCTTCGGGATGGGTCTTTTTGATTTTGATTTTTAAAGGTTCCATGGTTACCTCCTATTTAAAAAATCCTTGTTTTAATATGTCGTATAGCATGGCGGTGTGGCTGTCGGCGGCGATGTTTACGTCCTTCTCGTACCCTGACGGCCATTTAATAGTGACGGTCCAGTCTTTCGGATTGTAGGTCAGTGTGCATTCTTCCCCGGCCATGCAAAGGATCCGTTCAAAAGCCGCCACTATAACAGCCTTTTGCTTTTGATCTTGTTTTACGATAAGCCACATCATTTCTTTTTCTTCCGGAGTCATTTTATTCCCCTCCTAAATCTCTCCGCTTATCACCAGTAGTTCACTGGTAATTTTTTTAATCTTCTTTTTTAAGTCTTTATTTTCCGCTTCCAGGCGGCTGTTTTCTTCCTTTAGCCGTCTGTAGCCTGTTGCCGAATATTCCCATTCAATACCGGCTAGAGCCTCTACTTCTTGGCGGCCGAACTTTACGCCGGGCAGCGGTAATTGGTGGAGTTTATTTTCGTCTCTTAGTCTGTATACAGCTGATTGAGATACTCCATAGTATCCCGCCACGTCTTTCACGGACATAACGTCCTTCTTTGTTTTCACATTATTAAGCCTCCTCATCATCGTCATATAAAGTTAGCCAGCAGTGGGCTTGTCCGCACGGTCCCTGCCCGTAGCCGTTGTCGATTCCGTTGTTGTAGCCGCATTTCTCACATGCTGTGCTAGGGTCTATGCCCATTTGTTCTAGCTTATTAACCGTCCATGTATCCATTTTTTATTTTCCTTTCTCCCTTTTATTTTGTACAGTTTTCTGTATTTATTGGGTAAAAAAAAGCGCGTATATTTCTTCTGCCGATAATTTTTCTTTCGTTGCCTCGTTGGCGACTTTGGCAATCTCTCTTTGGGTAAACGATACCTTGTTTCGCATTCGTTCCGATAATGCCGTTGTTCCAATGCCCAAAAAATTAGCGAAATTTTTGCGCGTAACAAAATATTCTGCAATAAATCCTCTTAATTTCGAATAATTAAACCTCATTTTATTCTCTCCTTTTTTATCTAGTTTTCTGTACTGTTTCAAATATATCACACTTTTTTGTTGTTTTCAAACGGTTTTTCTTTTTTTATGTTTTATGTTCTGTTGATAAGGTGCGGTTTTACGTATATACTAGAATTGTATATTATTCATTATTGTGGAAGCGGTGTTAAGTATGGCAACTTTTATCGAGCGTTTAAGACAAGTTATGTCTGAGCGTTCTATATCTCAGGCCGATTTATCCAGGAGAACCGGTTTGAGACCGTCGCTAATTTCTGGATATTTAATGGAAAAGTATACCCCAAAACAAGATAAAGTCGCTTTAATTGCGCAAGCTTTGTCAGTCAACCCGGCATGGCTTCTCGGATATGACTTCGTGGATGCCCATAATTCGTGTGATTTAAAAGCCGCCTTGCATTCCGCTTCCTATTGTACTTACGGCGGTAAGCCTATTAAAAAAGAGTTACTTG